GGTTAGGCGCTACGGTGTCGACTGTCAATTGAGGAGACACCGACATGGCTCTCGAGGAAGTGATCGCGCATTTCGGCGGGGTTTCGCAAACCGCTCGCGCGCTAGGGGTAACCAGGCAAACGATCTATCACTGGCGACGCAAGGGCGAGATGCCCAAGCTGCGCGAAATGCAAGCCCGGATTTTGATCGATGGAAGCGCAAAGTAACCGGCTCGGCCATTTGGTCGATAACTTTTTTCTTTTGTTTGTCGGGCTAAAGCTGGCCGACATCATTACCTGGTCGTGGTGGTGGATTACCGCGCCATTCTGGGGGGCGCTGCTGCTCGGGTTCACTGTCGCTTTTGTGCAGTCCTGGCGAAAGCAAACGCAACAGCTCAAGTGGCGGAAGATGAAAGCCGACCGAGCGGTGGCGAAGGCCACCGAGGGAAAAGATTGTGATCTTTAAGCTAAACGAACCATCGTGTATTAGCTTCAGCGGAGGCCGCACCAGCGCCTATATGCTGTGGCGCTTCATCGACGCCAATGACGGGCTGCCTGATGACTGCGTTGTGGCGTTTGCTAACACGGGCAAGGAGGCAGAGGAAACGCTGGAGTTTGTCAGGGATTGCGGCAAGTATTGGGACGTTCCGATTGTCTGGCTGGAGTACCAGTGGGCAGGCAAAACCAAGGATCGGTTTAAGGTGGTCGATTTTGATACGGCGGCAAGGGATGGCGAGCCGTTTGAGGCATTGATTCACGCCAAGAAGTATCTACCCAACCCCGTGGCGCGATTCTGCACGATTGAAATGAAGATAAAGACCATTGCCCGTTATTTGGTGGCCCAAGGCGCGGCAGAGGACATGGGAAGCGCAGAGGCAATGTCTATTATCGGCATCAGGGCAGACGAGCAACGCAGGGCCGCGAAGATTGAGCCACACCGCAGACCGCTAGTGGCGGCAGGCGTCACCAAAGAGACAGTCAGTCAGTTCTGGGCAGAACAACCGTTCGACCTAAAGCTGCCTAACGTGAATGGCGTTACACCCCACGGCAACTGCGATCTCTGCTATCTCAAGGGCGCGAATCTCATTGAGTCGCTAATTCTAGAAAAGCCGAGCCGCGCTGATTGGTGGGCAAGGATGGAGCGTGAATGTCCTGCAACGCGGCAATCAGGAGCCAGATGGCGCAATGACAGACCAACCTACGCGGAGATGCAGGTTATTGCTAGGGAACAGGGGCAGCTTGATTTGGCTGGTGACGAAACCATTGCGTGTTTTTGCGGGGATTGATATGGGGAGCAAAAGCCGAAACAAAGGCGCAAGCGGAGAGCGCGAGCTGATTCACGAAGTCGAACAGTGGACCGGCGTCCGGCTCGAGCGCAATTTATCGCAGGCGTTCGGCGGTGGGCATGATCTGATCGGGCTGGACGAGTGGGCTATCGAATGCAAGCGATACGCATCTATCAGCAATGCAGACAAGGCCGCATTTTGGCGGCAGGCCGTCGACCAGGCGCGTCGCGTCGACAAGACCCCGGCGGTTTGTTTCCGGCAGGATCGCGATCAATGGCGGGTGCTGGTTCCGTACCCGACCGATATTTATAACATCGATGATTTTCGACGCTCGGCAGAAATATCGCTCGAGCTTTTTTGTGGGCTGATAACGGAGAAAATTATATGACAGACAATAACCGTTTTTATGGTTATCTGTTAATTGATCTACACACGGGAATTATGGACGGGATGTATTCCAGCTTATCCCTAGCGCAGGCAGTTCAGAGAGACCTAAACGAAGACTACGAGGGCAGCAATTTTGCCATTTTTGAAGGGGTATCTGATCCCGGCGAGTTTGAGGGCATATTTCCACCGGATCATTTATTTCACGCAAACGTGGCGCTAAAACTAAAAGGGGAGACCATTCAATGAAACTGGAGCAAATCAAAAGGGGCGGTGATATCAAGCCGCCGCGCGTTTTAATTTACGGACCCGCAGGCGTGGGAAAAACGACGTTCGGTGCTGCCGCACCGAATCCGATTTTCCTGCCGATCGAGGACGGTCTTGGAAAGATCGAGGTCGATGCGTTTCCGAAGCCGAAAAACTACAGCGAGGCGCGCGCTGCGCTCGATACGCTGGCGAAGGAGGATCACGAATATCGCACCCTGGTCATCGACTCACTCGATTGGCTCGAGCCGATGATCTGGGCGCACACTTGCGAACAAAATAAATGGCAGTCTATCGAGCAGCCCGGCTATGGCCGGGGGTACGTTGAGGCGCTGCGGTATTGGCGCGAATTTCTCGACCGGGTTAATTATCTGCGCGACGCCAAGCGCATGGCGACAGTAATGATCGGCCATTCGGCGGTTAAGCGGTTCGAGGCTCCCGACTCCGAGGGGTTCGATCGCTTCGTTATCAAGCTGCAGGCGAAGGCTTGCGATCTGATCAGCGAACACTCCGACGCGATCTTTTTCGCGAATCACAAATATACGACGATCAAAACCGAGGAGCGCGGTCGCACTCGCGTCCGAGGGCGCGGGGATGGTAGTCGCGTTATGTACACCGAGGAGCGACCCGCATGGATCGCGAAAAATCGCTTCGATTTGCCGCCAGAAATGCCGCTCGATTGGTCGGCATTTATGGCGGAGCTGAAGAAATAAGCGCGCCTGGCATCGTATGTTGGTGCGACTAAAAAAGTCGGAAATATCCATCGCGGAGCAGGCTGCCAGGTTACGCTGGCAGCTTGCGAGGGCGAGCGGAGTCCCCAACCGGAAAGTCGACTTTGATCGCACCGACCAGGAGATCGATCTGCTCGGCATCAAGGCCGAGATCGCAGTGTCGAAGGTGCTGCAGATTGACTTCAACGCGAGCGCCCTGGGGATAGATTCCGGGGGCGATATGTTTGTCGATGTCGGCGACCGCGAGCTGAGTATTCAGATCAAATCGACATTCACGGCGGACGGTAATTTACTGTTTACCAAGCGAGAGCGGTTCGGGTGGGATGTCGCGGTCCTAGTTTGCGCGACAGATCAGCACGACGTTCTCGATGTCGTTGGCTGCATCAGCAAAGCCAAGGCGCAGGATGTCGCTTTATGCCGCGATCTCGGCAAGGGCGAGGGGTTATTCATTGCGCGCGGTGAATTATCTCGCATCGCGGCGCTGCTCGAATTGATTGCAAGTAAGAGGGTTTACAAATGACAGAGCAAGTCTATCGGCCCTGGTCCGACTCTCCGCCAACTGATGCGGAGCTGGGCGAGCCATTGGTGCTGTTATGGGATCACCATCCGTCCCCGGTTTTCTGCCTGGGGCGGTTTGTGAAAACGCGGGGACAGTTCACGTTCTCCGCGTCGGTCGCCGACTTCCGGCGGCTGTTTTATCTGGGACTCGATCCGATGCGCCCGGATTATTGGACCTACTATCCCAAAGGAGGGAAAAAAAATGTTTAATGCTGCAGACTATGCCAGCGAAGGCACACAAAAAGAAATCGCAGAGGGCTGGACCGACGCCACCATCGACGAAGTGGTGAGCAAAGAAAGCAAGGCCGGAAATAAGTATGTTTCGGTACGCTTCAATCTCGACAACTATGGCGGTCGCAAAATGTGGGAAAACCTAAACGTGCGGCACAGTCGCGAGGATGTGCGCGAGATCGCTTACCGCATCCTGGCGAATATGTGCATCGCTTGCGGATTTTCATCTATCGCTGACGAATCGAACCCGGTAGAGCTGGAGGGTAAATCGCTGAAGATATTTGTCGGGCGCGATAAAAATGGCGACCTGGCGGTGAAAAGCTACAAGCTGGCCGACGATATGCCGGGGCGATCGATGCCGGAATTTAGGCAAACTCAGGCTGCGACCGCGCCGGTCGATAGCGACATTCCGTTCTAATGCGCGGCGATCCCGCATGGATCGCTGAACGGCTGGGCTTAAAGCGGAGCGGCTCCGAATACAAGGGGCCGTGTCCGGTTTGCGGCGGCGTCGATCGGTTTCACGTTAGGGCCGGTCGATCCGCCGATTTGCTGATTCACTGCCGCCACGGGTGCAAATACAGCGAGATCGCTGCGGAGCTAGAACGCACCGGGATCGTCGAGCGCGAGGAATACACAAAGCCAACCCATCGGCGTGACGATCTCGAGCTATGCGATCACATGATCGCGGTCATGCGCGGCGCAGTTCAGCGCGGCGAAAAAATACAGTCGTCCGATGCGCTCAAAATCGGCAGGCTGATAACGCTGGTCGACAACGACAGGGCAGGCGAGCTAAAAAAATTACGCGAACAAATGGGGAGTGGCAATGGTAACGATGGACCAGGAGAAGCAGCGGCTCGACAAGACGGTGGCGCGCTTAAATGAAAAGACGGAGGCATGGTGGGACCGCTACAGTTCAAGCCGAATTGCGCGATACGACCCGAACCGCCAATGGGATTTCAAGATCAAACAACCGGAATGGCTGCTCGATAAGCTGATCCCGGCGAGATCGATCGGCATGGTTTACGGGCCGAGTAATAGCGGAAAGTCTCACATCGTTTGCGATCTGATCGCGACCATGCTGCGCGGCGATACTGAGTGGCAGGGCGTCGCTATGCAGCCGGGGCCGGTGCTGATGTTCAGCGAAAGCCTGGGGCATATCCAGGCGCGATTAAAGGCGTATGTCGGGACAGATATCGATAATCTGAAGTTCGGGATGTATTCGCTGCCCAATCTATCGCTCGACATTCGCGACATCGATTTCGTTGAAACCTGGATCGCCAGCATGATCGACCCGCCGATGGTGCTGATTTTCGATACCTTATCGACCGCGTTTTCGTTCGACGAGAATGACAACCGCGAGGCGGCCAAGCTGATCGCAATGCTCGAGGAGCGCATCCTTCCGCATATGCACCCCGGCGGGACGATCATCATCGTGCATCACACCAGCAAGGTTTCCGATGGCAAATCCGCCAGGGGCGCGTCGGCGCTCATTGGCAACATCGATTACTCGATTAATGTGACTTATGA